AGACAAATAAACAGACCCATATTAGATTGAATGTGGCTGCAATAATAAGACCTTTTCCGTTTAGATCAAAATGTGGCTTCTGCCATTCGGTCTTCCGGAACTGTCCAATATAACGAAGATGATCGAACGCATTCCTACATGCATCACCGAAGAAATGATCTACTGTTTTGAACTTCATGAATGCACCAATTTAAATGCAATGGCCATCTTGTTATCGAAAAATTTCAGCATGTAGTGGCGTGGAATTTGCATTGTTTCACCTGACCAAGCATCAGCAGCAGATTCAGCATGAGCAATAGTAACCACCCATCCAAATCCATTGATGTCGTCGGTTCGGTTATTCGTATAATATTCGCGACACCAATCAATCATACCGTAATAGGTAGATTTGATTTCCTCAGGACTTGTACCCGAGGAAATCGCAATCTGCATATCAATTGGTTTATTTTGTGACTGCAACTGCATTAACAACCTTACAATTTCCTACACGTGGGCTTGCACCAACGCCATAATACTTAACTGTCTGACCCGGATTAATAACAGTCTCATTGCGCATGTCTACCTGCTGAACCGGCATAGTAACAACTGCACGAGTAACTTGATTGTCCATTGCACATGCAATCTGCACGTTCTTTACTGGAACCGTACCGTTGTTTGTGTACTCGAAGAAATTCTTGAAATTCTTGTACGAGCTTGCAACCGAAATATCATACGCCACACGCTGCGAAAAATCTGCATAATCTACCGAGCAAGCAATCGTCTGTGGATTTACGAAGAACTCACGCATTGTGGTGTTCGACATTGCCGAAAACTCTTTCGATTCGCCCTTCTGCATGAGAACGCCGCCGATACCCGTCTTAAACGTGCGATCGATAATCTTGCCATCATCATATGCAGCGCGGCAAACGATACGGACCTCCTTGAGAAAATCATCGCTCATGTTCGTTACGCGAACCATACCAGTCTTAATTCCGTTAGTGCGGAGCATCTGAACCTGCACTTGGCTTTCAACACCAACCTCTTGGCGAACCGGCGAGGAGTTTACCGAATACTTGAAGCTTTCACCGCCAATGTATGATGCAAATGCAAGACCAACCCAGATAATGAGAGCCCAGTTACGGAGACCAAAATGTATTGCAAAACGCAAAAGCAAGAATGATACAACAAACAAAATTGTGTACCATCCCAGCAAATTAAACGTGAACATGTTGGCAAAGCCATTATTACCAATTGCTGTACCGATAAAAATAACCAGTGCAATAACAACTTGTAGCATGTTCGATCTCCTGTTCCGTTATGTTCTTAATGTAACAGGATTCAGGAATTTGTCAACCGAAATGAAGCTTGAAAATCATGGCATCTCGTTCTCTTTTAAAGAAAAAGAACGGCCCGAAACGATAATAACTTGTGTAACCCATGCCCGCTGAGTGTGTTGTTTTGGACATGAACGCACTATAGTATTTGTATTCAAATTCGGGATCATCCTTTGCTTGTTCTATACACCAAGCTACATGATCAAGATTGATATCTCCCGACAAAACACGTTTTGTTGCCTTATTAGGAATACATTCGTACCAGCCCAGAAGATGCTCAGGACGTACCTTAACATCGTCTACTTCTAAAATTTTTGATCTCCCTAGTAAGCCTTTCATATTTCATCCGATCGTTGATGCCGATGCACTAGGATAGCTTATATACTAGGATAAGTAAATATGGTAAAAGCCATTGGAGATTAAAAATGTTCACATCACTTTTTAGTAAGATTGCCGCTGTAGTCATTGTATTGCTCGCGCTCGCGTGTGGATACTTTTACTTGGATGGCAAAGCTGCATGGTCCGAGGCTAAGTCCGCACAGGTTGAACTTGCGGCGGCGGAAGCGCGTGAAGAATTGCAGAAACAAACAATCGAAAAATTGCGTAAGGATGCCGAAATTCAGGAGAAATTACTCGATGAATATAAGCGCAATGTTGAAGAAATTCGAGATTCTGCAAACAAAGATCTCAAAGAGATTGAAGATACTGACTTCGGAAAAGAAGCAAACACAAATGCAGCAGAACTTGAGCGAATCATTAACGAACGCACCAAACGTTTACTTGATAATATTACTCGTATAAGCCAAGAGGGAAAGAAATGAAACTAGCAATCGCGCTATTGGGAATGCTTGCTATTGCTGGCTGTTCACCTACTACAAAAACCGTTTACTTGTATGAACCAAGACCTAAAGTTGTCGAACCACAAACTCAGCCGGTTCGTATGAAGCCTGTTGATTGGAAAGTCATTACAAAACCTGAACTAGAAAAGATCCTTGCAGAGTTGGAGAAGAATCCAGATCCAAACTTTGCATTGTTTGCTTTAACACCAAAGGGCTTTGAAAACCTCAGCACTAATCTTGTTGAGATTAATCGATTCATGCAGGAACAGCAACAGGTTGTCCTTTATTATCGCGGCTACACTCGTGAGACCGCCGGAAATCCTCCAGCAAAGGCAAAGTAATGAGCCATTATTTGACCCTTGGAGTGGCTGAAACTGCCACTCCAGAAGAAATCAAAAAAGCTTTTCGTGAACTCGCCAAAAAGTATCATCCCGATGCTAATAAAGGCGATCCACAATCCGAAGCAAAGTTCAAACGTATTAATGAAGCTTATGAGATTCTAAAGGATCCAGCAAAGCGTCAGCAATATGATATGCAACGCCAGGGTAATACTTTTCATTTCCGATCTGGTGGATTCGATCCGAATCAAGGTTTTGATCCCTTTGATATTTTCGGTTTCAACCAAGGTGGATTCAGACAGAATCAAGTTCGTAACCGTGACACTGTTGTCACATACGTCATCACACTTGAAGAAGCATTTGAGGGAAAAACTGTTGACATTAAGTTCAACACTGGTTCTGGTACAACACGCACAATTAACCTAGCCATTCCTCGTAGTATTCATAATGGAACACGTATTCGTTATGCGGGCATGGGAGAGGATACCGTAAAGGGTGTTCCACCGGGTGATCTTTATGTTAAGATTCTAATTGAACCACACACTCAGTTCATTCGTGCACAGTTTGAAATCGTCACTACAATATATGTGGATTTCATCGATGCTATGATCGGAGTTAACAAACAAGTACCGACTATTGATGGAAAACTTATTAATCTCAGAGTTCACGCAGGTATGAATCCCGGACAACATATTCAGGTCCCTGACCAGGGTATGTGGCGCCCAGATGGAAAACGCGGTAATATGATTGTAGAAGTGGTCATGGAACAACCCGTATTGAATAATTCACAGATAGAGCAATTATCTCGAATTAAGGACTTGAAATAAATCCAAAAGCCATTATGTTAGCCAGTAACAACAGAAAGGACTAACATAATGGATTTGGAATTAGTAGGTGAAAAGGACGATGTCCTACGCCAACAAGGTGCAATCTGCAGCTTCTCTAATCCCGAATACAATCAGCAACTTTCCGAAGCAATGGTCAGTCATATGCTCAAGCATAATGGCGTGGGTCTTGCTGCCAACCAAGTGGGTATCCCAGCACGTATGTTTGTGATGGGCGAAACCGCTTCCAACTATCGCGCCTGCTTCAATCCTGAGATTGTTGAATACTTGGGCGTCAAGCAAAAAAATGTTGAAGGATGTTTAAGTTTTCCACATCTTGCGCTTGACATTGAACGCAATTCAATTATATTGGTGCGGTATAACGATGCACTAGGCAACATCATCGAAGATGAGTTGACTGGTTTATGGGCTAGATGCTTTCAACATGAATTCGATCATATTGAGGGAATCTGTTTTGATCAACGTGTTAGTAAGTTGGCTTTGAACATAGCGCTTCGTAAGCGAGCTAAGACACTGAAAAGGATTAAGTAATGTCGGATAACGGAAATAACTTTGATGTAAAGCTGGTCGAAAAGGCCCTTGCAGACGCAACTCAGCTTGCAGCATCTCGCAACAATGAATATGTTACGGTCGACCATCTGGCGCTGGTTGTGCTTGAGGCTGAACCGGTTCGCGAAGCGATGAAACACCTGGGCGTTGACCTGAACGAATTCGCTCGTGAATATGCGCCACAGTTCGAAAAGAACATGCCAGTACGTTCTCATTCTGCCGGTGAACCGCGCGGTACGAGTTCGCTGAACAAGACGATTCAGCAATGCATGAGCAACATCGCATTCTCCGGTCGTCGTATTGTTACGCTGCTGGACGTTCTGGTCGCAATTATGCAGACCGAAAACTGCTACCCAGCTTATTACTTGAACCGCCATGGCCTGGCTGTTGAGAAGCTGAAGGAATACATCAAGGACAACAACGACGAAGCACTCGAAGGTGCAACTGGCGACGACGATGCGGGCGAAAGCGGCGGTAACCGCAAGAACATGACCATCGAAACGGCCAAGAAGATCCTGGCTAAGTTCTGCGTTAATCTGAACGAAGAAGCTTACAACGGCAAAATCGATCCACTTATCGGCCGCGAAACCGATGTTTATGATATCGTCAAGACCACTGCTCGTCGCACGAAAAACAACGTGGTGCTCATCGGTGAGCCAGGCGTTGGTAAGACGGCAATTGTCGAAGGACTTGCACGTCTCATCGTCGAAAACAAGGTGCCGGAAGTTCTGCAGGGTTCGACGATTTATTCGCTGGATGTTCCTGGTCTGGTTGCCGGCGCAAAGTTCCGCGGCGATATGGAAGAGCGCTTGAAGCAGGTTCTCACCGCGCTGGAAAAGGTCGAAAAGCCGATCCTATTCATCGATGAAATTCACATGATCATGGGCGCCGGTGCTGCTGGTAAGTCCGAAAGCATGGACGTCGCAAATATGATGAAGCCGGCGCTGGCTCGCGGAACGCTGCGTTGCATCGGTTCAACCACGCTTGAGGAATACCGCAAGCATTTCGAGAAGGACAAGGCACTCGTTCGTCGCTTCCAGAAGCAGACCGTGGATGAGCCATCGGTTGAGGACGCAAAGCGCATTATCGCAGGTGCGAAGTCGGTTTACGAAACGTTCCACGGTATCACATATACGGATGAGGCAATCGACCTCGCTGTTGAGCTGACTGCGCGTTATGTTACTGACCGTTTCCTTCCGGATAAAGCTTTCGACGTTATCGACGCTGCTGGTGCAACCCAGCGTGTTTCGGAACCGGACACTCGTCAGGTCGTTATTACTGGCGAACTAATTGAACTGGAAGTCGCAAAGATCGCTAAGATCCCTGCGCGCACGGTTCAGGAAAGCGAAGCTGAAAAGCTTCAGCACCTTGAGGGCGACCTTCGCAAGGCAGTGTATGGACAAGAGGAAGCGATTGTTACGGTTTCCGACGCCGTGATTATGTCGCGCGCTGGTCTTCGCGAGCCAAACAAGCCAAGCGGGTCGTTCCTCTTCAAGGGTCCAACTGGTGTTGGTAAGACGGAAGTTGCCAAGCGTTTGGCTGAAACACTGGGCGTTCCACTGGTTCGCTATGACATGTCCGAGTACATGGAAAAGCATTCGGTTGCCAAGCTTATCGGTTCGCCTCCCGGTTACGTTGGCTATGGCGATGGTGCTGCCGGTAACGGTAAGCTGATCACCGACATTGAAAGCAATCCGCATTGTGTATTGTTGCTGGACGAACTCGAAAAGGCACATGCCGACGTGTTCAACATCCTGCTCCAGGTTCTCGATGACGGTCGTCTTACAAGCTCCGGCGGAAAGACGGTTCAGTTCGGTAACGTGATCATCATTATGACCTCGAACGTCGGTGCACGTTTTGCCAACAAGGCCTCCATCGGCTTCGGCAACACCGCCCGGAACGACGAATCCGACAAGATTCTGAAGGATACGTTTGCTCCTGAGTTCATTAACCGCTTGGATGCAATCGTTAGCTTTAGCGCGCTGCGTCGTGAAGACGTCCTGAAGGTCGTTGATAAGTTTGTTGGTCAGCTTGCTAAGTTGGCTGCGGACAAGAACGTTACGATCACCTACGACGCTGAAGCGAAGAACTGGCTGTGCGAGAACGGCTATGATGAAAAGATGGGCGCTCGTCCACTGGGTCGTGTGATTCAGAACAACATCACTAAGCCGCTGTCCAAGGCCATGCTGTTTGGTGATCTGAAGGAAGGCGGAAACGTTGCTGTTAGCGTTGAAGATGGTCAGTTGAAGCTGACCTTCAGCAAGCCGGTTGCAGTGGTTGCTCCTGAGGTAGTCGAAGAGGCTGTGGAGGCCTAAAAGGCCCCGCACATAATACTTGATAATCCGCTCCTGACCTAGTAAGTTAGGAGCGGATTTTTGCAAGGCTCAAGATCGACTAACCCAAGGAGCCCTGCAATGGACAAAACACTAACCTCTCGTTTACTCGAGAAAAAGCTGATCAACACAAACACCGAAGTTACTGCTCGTTATAGGGGCGTAAGTGTAAGCGGTGACCCATCGGTAAGGAGTCAAGAAGTTTTCACAGTTGAAACAGTGTTGGGTGAACAATCCGATGACATTTGTTTTGCTGTTGTTAGTACCCGTGATGGTTCACGCCGAACAATCACACACAAGCAGATAATTGAAATCGACGGCATGCATCCCTCCCGTTTTGCCGCTGTTTACAATATTAAGGCTGATGGAGCCGCTGCAAATGTTGGAAAACGCCGTGGTCGTAAGCCAAAAGACAGATCTGCCCAGGCATAAATGAATACGTAAGTATTTGTTGAGGTAATATAATGAAGCAATATTTAGATCTTTTACAGCATGTAATGGATAATGGTACGGATCGTGGAGATCGTACAGGCACCGGAACACGCGGTGTATTTGGGTATCAAATGCGATTTAATCTCGCTGAAGGATTCCCGGTGATGACCACCAAGAAACTGCATTTGCGCTCGATCATTCATGAGCTATTGTGGTTCCTCAAGGGTGATACAAACATCAAATACTTGAAGGAAAATGGCGTCTCGATTTGGGATGAATGGGCAGACGAACATGGGGACTTAGGACCCGTGTATGGTGCTCAGTGGCGATCATGGCCAAACTGGCGAGAAGTCAGTGATTTCTATGCGGAGAATACTGAATTCATTAATGAGCCAATTGACCAGATCAAGAATCTCATTACTAGCCTCCGTGAGAACCCTAATAGCCGACGTCACATTGTTAGTGCTTGGAACCCAGCACTAGTGGATGAAATGGCACTTCCTCCGTGTCATTGTTTGTTCCAGTTTTATGTCGCCGATGGCAAGCTGAGCTGCCAGTTGTATCAGCGTTCAGCTGATATTTTCCTGGGCGTTCCGTTTAATATCGCAAGTTACTCGTTACTCGTACTCATGCTTGCACAGGTGCTGGGCTTGGAGCCAGGTGAGTTCGTCCATACGTTGGGTGATGCTCACATTTACTCGAATCACTTTGATCAGGTTCGTGAACAGTTATCGCGTACCCCACATGCATTACCAACGATGTGGATTAATCCAGAGGTGAAGGATCTCTTCGAGTTTAAATTTGAGGATTTCGAACTACGCAATTACACTTGTGAACCCACAATTAAGGCACCGATTGCAGTATGATTTTAGATAACCTTGCAATCATCGTTGCTATGACACGCGACGCCGTAATAGGAAAGGATGGTAAAATGCCTTGGCATTTACCGTCCGACCTAGCTTATTTCAAACGCACTACTATGGGCTGTCCCATTGTAATGGGACGCAAAACATATGAATCAATTGGACGTCCACTGCCGGGTCGTGACAATGTTGTCATATCTCGTGATCCAAACTTTGTAGTTCCAGATGGTGTCCGAGTATTCACTGATATCGATGAAGCGCTAGAGGAAACATCAATGTTAACGAAGCTCGCTGGCGATGGTCCGTTCTTTGTTATCGGTGGTGCACAAATATACAAGAAAGCTATTAGACGAGCATCTTTCCTACACGTAACGCATATTTTGGGTGATATCGATGGTGATACATATTTCCCCTATGAGGAATATGTAGTGGATGATACGCCACATAAGCATTACCCAACATTTGAAGCTATTGATAAACAATTTGTAGATCAGACCCTATCAAAGGGCGATTCACATTCAATGATCTTTACCCAATATGTGCGTGTATAAATATCCATAGTGCAAGCTATGGAGGTCGTTATGGCTACAATACATAATGAAAGCATTCTGATTGAAGTGAGCAAACTTTTTAGAGACAATGTTGAGGTGCAAAGCGTGTTGAGCGACGAGCAGCTTGCGGTTCTTAAGGAAGTAGTAGAAGCAACTGTTGCGGAATTACTCGCTGATCCCGCTCTTGTTGTGGAAGTCAATCGAATCGAAAAGTAATTGGAGGTCTCCTCTCGCATAAATATGTGAAAGGAGACCTTAACCATGACTGCATCTGTTGTTCTTATGACTCACACTGGTGACAAAAACGAAGTCATCGGCGACCCACAACACGCTGACGGTTGGTATGGGTTTTCGGATGGACGACACACCGTTTCGTTCAACGTACAAAATTTTAAGGGACGTATTTGGATCCAAGCCTCGTTGGAACTCGAACCAAAAGAATGCGATTGGTTTGATATTTGGCTCTCATGTGATCATCCCTACCTTCAATACCCAATTAACCCTGCTAGCCCAACCGGGCAAAATGGTGGAGATTCCGGAACCCTTGCTATGACATTCCACGTGAATGCGCTTTGGGTTCGTGCGGTTTATTCTCGTGAATATCTATTGCCACCGAATCCAAATTGGGAAAACTATTACGGCGCAATTAACAAAATAGTGTTGAGTAGATAAGATGATTAGAGCAGAAAATGTAAGTGTGATGTTGCCGATTTGTCCACGTCCGGATCCTTGTCCACCGTGCCCGCCATGTCCACCAATAAAGAAAATCAACAAAGCGAGATCGTTCTTTTTTCAAACCATGAACATCCGCACGAAACCAAAGGGAGATTGTAACGATGGCTGCTAAGAAGTTTGGTGCCGTTTATATCGACGATACGATGCTCAATGCGGGTCATACTGTTGCGATTGCACCAGATGGTACCGATGCAACTGTTATCGTCAATTTCTGTAACCAGTCGGAGGGTTACGTTAATGTGAGCTTGGGCTACGCTAGTGCTACGGCTACTTCGTTGGAACCCGCTGATATGCTCATGCATAAAGTGCGTCTACGTCCGTCGGAATCCTATCAATTTGCAACGATTGCACTCGAAGCGAATCACGGCTTGTATGTGCGTTCGGATGCTCCTGGCGTATCTGTGATTGCGTATGGCTGGCTTGACACTGATGAATAATATTCGTTGTTAAACTTGTATCGAGTACGAGTAAATATTTGGAAGGACGGAACAGAAATGTTTCCGTCCTTTCTACTCTTAGATCGAAAAAGGAAATATAATGAAAGCTAAATTTTTTGTAACATCAATGGACCACTTCAAAACTGATGGTTACGGTTTGGGTGATAATCAGCTTAAGGTTATTTGTAAAAGTGAGAATGAAAACGGGCATAAGGTTAGAATTAAAGCAACTTCAACTACTGTAAAGTCAAACGCAACATCTCCTGCGATATTTAATATGGATCTAATGGTTACTCCAACTATTGATATTCCGTCTCATGGGCCAATTCTTTATCAACAAAACTTTTTTTACGATTATAGCAAAACTGTCAGTTATATTGTGAAAATAGAAGCTGATCATGAAACCAAAATTATTGAAGATATACTAGTTCCTTATGGTTATACTTTGTTGGGTCAAATCAACAATAATAATTTTAATTCGATTAACATGCTTATTGATGGTTATGAACTTTGAAATCGAAAGGAATTAATATGACTATGATCAATTTTGGCACATTTACAAATTCTACTTTACCAAATAAGGGTGTTCTAAACAACAATACTTATTCTCCTATCTTTATTAATCTTGATTCAGATAATGGGTATATTGTTGATATTCATTATCGTTTTACCGGTACTGAATCAAATGCCGATGTTGTTTCTTTGGAGCTTGTTAATAATTTGCGTGGGTTCTTGGAAAGCTATAATCCCGATGGTACCAATCCTAGGCTTCTCTCACTTTCTACATCAAATATCAAAGAGGGCGAAACTTCTGTATTAATTGAAGATTCTTTGACAGGAATTAAGGTTCCAAAAAATACAGGCATTGTTGCTTATATTAATGGAACACAAGCAAGAGGCAATCGATTTATTTTTAATATTATTGCTCAAAAGCTTTAATCAATACTTTGAGAGGGCGGTTTCATATCGCCCTCTTTCCATGAGTTCTGAATAAGTATTGTTTAGAAAACGTCATATCCGACTAAATATGAAGTAACTAGAAGCTGAATACTCATTCAGCGCAATTAGGAGGCAATCGATGGCTAGTAATACATCACGTCCAGAGGGCTTGCGTAAAATTGGTACGACCACAATAGATTCTACCAATCGTTTGAGCTTGATCGACTATTTGAATTTGGATCGTGCTGTTGTAACGTTCCGTGGTATCGAGGGTGGTGATGGTATTACCGTTTCGCTCGTTGATGCTGACGGCGCAAGTGCAACTGACGGTTCCGTAATCCGCATCACTGCAAATGGCGGTGGCACAGGTGGCGGCGATGGTGCAAAGTGGTTTGCACAGTCCGGTGTTCCTGCAGCAGGTTTGGGTGCTGATGGCGATATGGCATTGGACACCGATACTGGTGACGTTTATCAGAAGTCTGCTGGTACATGGGCTATTAAGGGCAACATCCGTGGCCCACAGGGCATCCAGGGGATTCAGGGCGTCCAAGGTGAACAGGGCGAACAGGGCATTGAAGGTCCACAGGGCATTCAAGGTATCCAGGGAGAAAAGGGCGATAAAGGTGACAAGGGAGACAAGGGCGATAAGGGCGATAAGGGCGATGCCGGTACAGGTATTACGCTAAAGGGTTCTGTTGCTACTGAAGCTGATCTTCCGGAAACCGGAAACGTCGAAGGCGACACCTACTTGGTAGCCGACAATGGTCACCTATTCGTATTCAATGGTACCGAGTTTGTAGACGCTGGTCAGATCCAGGGTCCAGCTGGTGAGAAAGGCGAAAAGGGAGACAAGGGCGATAAGGGCGACCAAGGTGAGCAGGGCATCCAGGGGATTCAGGGCGTCCAAGGTGAAAAAGGCGACCAAGGTGAGCAGGGCATCCAGGGCGAACAAGGCATTCAAGGCGAAAAGGGTGAACGTGGTGAACAGGGTGTTCGTGGCGAAACCGGAGCCAAGGGTGATAAGGGAGACAAGGGCGATGCGGGTGCGTCCGCTTATGATGTAGCCGTTGATGCCGGATTTGTTGGTACAGAAGCTGAATGGCTTGAAAGCCTAAAGGGCGAAAAGGGTGATACTGGTGATGAAGGACCACAAGGCCCTGCAGGTGAAGGCGTTGCTGACACAACTGGTATTGCTGATGGCTATGTTTTGGTACGTGATTCCTCAGCTACTGAAGGTACAAAGTGGGTTGCAAGCCCTGCCGCTACTGTTGAAATTTCTGCAGAAGATGGTAACGTATTGGAGCAGAAGGCCGATGGTCTCTATGCTACTGGTATTGCTGGTGAAAAGGGTGACAAGGGCGATACTGGCGAAAATGGCAAGTCCGCATATGAACTAGCTGTTGAATCTGGCTTTGTTGGCACTGAGGCTGAGTGGCTAGCTTCGCTAAAGGGTGACCAAGGCGATGAAGGCCCTCAGGGCCCAGCTGGTGCCGGTCTTGTTGCTGGTGGTACTACAGGTCAGATGCTTGTTAAGAAATCCAATACAGATTTTGACACTGAATGGGTTAACGCTGGTTCTGGCGGTGGCTCCATTGGTACTACTGATTCTACAAGTATTGCTTTCACAGGCAATGGTGAAACTGGTACTGAGTTGTCCGCAACAGTAAAGATTTCCCCTAATAGTGATAATGCTTTGACTGCGTCAGCAAACGGTTTGTTTGTTCCTACAGCACCTGCGTATTCCGTTTCTGATACAAACTCCATCGATATGACCCTCACAGGTTCTGCAATTAGTGGTTCTGTAAAGCGTTCTGCAACTGCAAACAACCGAATCACAGAACAGGCTGATGGTCTCCATGTTGCTCCTGTCGCGATTCAGAAGGATGCTACTGCGGTTTCTGCTAATCCAACTGCGATTAACTTCACAGGTGCCGGTGTTACAGTTACTGAAAATGCTGGTGTTTCCACTGTTAATATTCCTGGTGGTTCCGGTGGTGGCTTGGATGTTTTTGAGGTTATTGTTGAATATAACGATTCTGATAATTTCACTGTTATCGATTTTCCAGCTGGCTGGACTGTAACCCAAGGTCTCGGAACTACACTACAGGTAACACATAATACTGGCAAGTCTCTGTTCCTTTCTCAGGCTGTGACAACCAGATCACCAACTAACCATACATATGTAACATTGGGTTCAAATTTGGCACCTGTTACTATCGTAAGCGGAACACAGTTTTTCTTTACGGCTGATACCGATACAGTTGGTGGCAATCCTGCTGATAGAACTACATTCAGATTCTTGATGGTATAACATTAAATGAGGGCAATGAACGTTCATTGCCCTCATTTCTAAGAACAAAATGGAGGTCACAATGCAGCTACCAATTAAAACAATTGTTGGAAATATTCAAACAATTTACAATGGGACACGTTGGAGTGACCCAAGTAACACATTAACAAATAACAAATTTTATCGCTGGATTGTTGTTCTTACCATAACGCCAAAGCGCCAGAGTTCATTAGAAACAAATACACCCAAACGTTATGATGGTTTGGATCTCAAAGTGGGATCGTGGTTTGCAGATTCAACGGGTAAAGCTTATAAAATTGTGAGTTTTACTGAACAAACAGCGACAAATGTAACTTTGACGTGTGAAGATGTGGATTTCTACAATGCTATCAATGACACCACGACTGCATTCAACGGTATACCAAAAAGTGGTAATTGTGTATTTTTCGATATATCCGAATTAGGGGTACCACAGATCGAAGGAGTTTCATCCCTTACATATAACCCTGCGTCTATTGCCACTTTGAATACTCGATTCTTTACCTATAATCCAAATATAAATTTTGTTAATATTAAGCAAACAAATCATGGTTTGAATGTAGGCGACATCGTTGCAATTAATACAGACACGGGGCTCTATGATCTTGCAACATCTTCGGACTTTGCCGTTGGTATTGTTACTATGATTAATAACCCTTCTAATGACTATTTTAGTTTTGAACCTTTCGGTAAAATCGATGATTCCATTAAAACACCATTGATTGGCGAAATGGGTGATATATTTTATTTGGATCCTGCTAATCCAGGTAAACTCACAAAAGAAAAACCTGTTGGAAAAAATAAACCAATTTATATTCGTCTTGAATCTGAAACCAAAGCTATTCTTCTAGACACTATTTCTGATACTGTTGCAACAATAATCACATATGAGATGGAAACAGTTACACAGGATCAAATAGAATTTGAACTCCCTACAGACGCGGTTCGTGTTCTGGAAATGAGTATCAATGGCATCGAAAATAAGAATTTTACGTTCGATGTATCAACGCACAAAGTAACATTCGACCCAGTAAAGACCGGTTACAACGTCGACCCTGAAGACATTGTTATTTTTACGTACGAAACTTTTAATTAAAAGGATTAATTATGGCATTTATTCGTGCAAAACAAATTAAGCTAGGCGCAGAAGGTGATCTACTCGTCGGCGGCGTAGGCGGTAACGGTGTTTCCCTTGCTAAGGGTGCAGCCGGTGAAGTCCTACGTGCGACGGCTACTGGTGTGGAATATCACGCTCTTTCTGCGGCTGATATCACTCGTGGTGCTGGTACTGTTGAATCTGCAATTGCAGCTCTCGAAACAGCAACCACATTCACTCCGATCGATAATGGCATCCGTTCCATTACTGGTCCATCACTAAGCCAGGCGATTGCTCAGTCTGTTAATCTCGGTGCAATCACAAAGCGTGATGCAACTGTTGATCCAACTGTTACTGATGACTCCGCTGCAGGCTATGCAGTTGGTGATTTCTGGCTCAACGGCAATAAGTTGTTCGTTGCTTCCGATGTTACTGTTGGTGCAGCGGTTTGGACTCGTGTTGATGCTGGTGCGGCTACTGACGTTTTCAAGTTCAGTGGTACAGTTGATGCTTCCCTTGAAGCTAACTTGCCAGCTGATCCAGAAACCGGTAACGTTTATCGTGTTACTGTTGCTGGTGACTTCGAAGGCGAAGGCCCTTATGTTAACGTTGGCGACTATATCGTTTGGAACGGTTCTGCTTGGGACGTAATCGACAACACTGATCCAGTTGTTAGTGGTACTGCTGGTCGTATTGCTGTTACAGGCAATGCTGATCTCGGTTACACCATCAATATTGATCCAACATATGTTGGTCAGAACACAATCACCACACTCGGTACCATCACAACTGGTACTTGGGAAGGCACAACAATTGACATCGCTCATGGTGGTACTGGTCTTGCTACTGTTGGTGCTGCTGGTCAAGTTCTCACTGTTAACGCTGCTGGCGATGCTCTTGAGTACGCTTATGTTGGTGCACTTAAGGATTCTGCTGGTGCAAATGCCGTAACTATTACTGGAACTGGTGCTACTGCTAAGGCTGTTGCTGCAAACGCGACTGTCGCTGGTGATGCTGCAAATACGCTTGCAACTAAGGGTTTCGTTGAAGGTCTTATCGCTTCTGGCGGTACGGCAATGTTCGATGAAGATCATGAAGTTCCTGCTGATCCAGATGCAAACTTTGAGTTCACAATTGCGAAGGAAGCAATTGGTACTGTTGCGGTTTACTTCAATGGTGTGAAGCTTAAGACAACAGGCTATACTGTAACTGGCACAACTGTTGCTTTGGTTGATTCCGTTAATGGTTATGCAGCCGAAGAAGGCGATACACTAAGCGTAAGCTACATGGCTCTTTCTGCTTAATACTAATGGGGGATGGACTTGAATGCTCCATCCCTCATCCAATAAATACCGAAAATTTAACGTTTGAAGGGGTTTCAAATGAGCTTGTTAAAAGTCAAACAAATTGCTGCACCAGCAAATTCTTCGGGTGCTACCATTATTGTTGGTCCCGATGGGAAAGTAAGCTGGTCTTCTACGCTAACAAGCGCATTGGTTCTTCCTACTGGCTCTTCTGCAGAACGCCCAACTCAGTTGGTTCCTGGATCGATTCGTTTCAACTCTGAAACACAAAAGGCGGAAATCTACAACGGCACTGAATGGAAAGAAGTTGGTTCCGGTGCTGGTGGTGGATCAGGCGATCGCATTAACAACGAAACCGATACTACTTTTGTTGATACAGTTCAGGTTGAAAATCATGTTATTGCTGGCGCTTTTGGTAAGACTGTTTTGGAAATCACAGCTAGTGAAACAGAAGCAACCGCCGGAGAAAAAGTAACCGTAACTAACATTGATAACGAAGTACAGATGCGCGTGTCTAATACCGCAGCAACTGGCGATGTTGATTTACGTTTGATTCCACAAGGTTCTGGTCACGTTTATTTGGGCGTAACTGGCGATGGTATTGTTGAGGCCGAAGCTGAGTTCGATCTAGTTGTTCGTGGTGGTAAATCCACTGGACCAAATGGTGGTGATCTTATACTTACAGGTGGTGAAGGTTCTGGTGCTACCTCAAATGGTGGTAATGTTCTGATTGCACCGGGCAAGGCACTGGATACTGGCTCAGCTGGTATTGTTCGTGTGGATGACGCCAATGACAACCCAGTTTTGTCCTTTGCTAGTGCTGGTACAGGTAATGCCAACTATTTGGAAATAGAAAACGGCGTTATGGATCTTGCTGATATAGTCAAGAACAGTGTCAAAATCCGTGCCAATGCGCTCAGTGCTTCGGGTAACGTAGATATGCACTTGGGTACTAAAGGCACTGGCCTGGTCCGTGTTGAAGGATATTCCGCCTATATGAATGCATTGGGTGCCACAGGTAACAACGATGCGCTTGTAACCAAGGGATATGTTGCCCAGCTTATGGGTGGCGAAACTGGTATTGTTACTGCGGGTGTTGGTCTCACCGACGACAACGGAACATTTAATGTAAACTTGGCCGCTGATACCGTTAAAGTAGATGCTACTGGTAACCTAATAGTTGCGAGTAATGCAACTGATGGGCATATTTTGACCAGCACTGGAACCACAGGACAACAGGCTGTTTGGGGACCATTGAATCTAGCCAATACAAATAGTTTTGCTGGTGCTTTGAGTCCAGCGCGTGGTGGTACAGGTCTCGCTGAATACAATGTAGGTGATCTCCTCGTTGGTGGCGAAACAAATAGTCTTTCCACACTCGCAGTTGGTACAAATGGTCAGATTCTAATCATCGACAATGGCATCCCAGCTTATGAATTTCCAACCAAGCTAACTGATGCCAATGGTGAACTAACACTTCAAATTGAAGATCATGTCATAAACGGGAATGCTTGGTTCACAATGACCGCAGCTATGGATGATGACAACGTTGTCTTAGGCGTAGCGGGTAATCGTCCAGATATTGGTATGACGATTGCAACTGTTGGTACGGGTTTGATTCATGCAGTTTCCGGTTATACTGATAATATTATTCCAGCAAGTTCCAAAGAAACAATCATTACTAAGGGTTATCTAGAGGCTGCGTTGTCTGGTAGTTCTGAAACTCTTACTCGTCGTGCAACACTGAATGCAGACTGGTCCAGTACAATGAATATTGGTGAACCTACTCCAGTTACGAGTGGTGGATTCAATCTTTATGTAACACGCGTCATGCTACAAGTTGTAAGTCCAATCACCGGTGGTGGCGTAGCAAGTGCAAATATTCAGGCAAACGGTATAGCGATGGATATTTCCGAAAACGACATTACCGAAGCTGGTATATATTTGGTGGATCTTCCACAAAGTTTTGTTTCTCAGGAAACTCAGATTACAATCAATTTCTTCCAGGCCAACGGTACTACACCGGCAACCCCAACAGGTGGCGAAGTGGTTGTAACTGCAAATTACGTTATTCGATAACTAACTGACGATGATAATCGACGGACATAGATCCGACAGGAGTTAAAATGGCTATTACATATTCAGCTAAGGGAACATCGTTCCCTAGCTTTACAATTGGTAAAAAGGGCGCAACTGTACTTCAGGGGATCGTTGCTCCACTTCAAACTGATGGAAAAGAAGGCGACATTTATATTCAGAATGGTGGTACCCCTGCTTTGTGGCAGAAAGTAGCTGGCGTATGGAATAAAATTGGCAACTTTGGTTCCAAGATTTTTACTGGTACTACAAGTGTTGATACTGCGGAAGAAGCTAATCGCATTACAATCAATGCTGATGGCGCTCGCATTATGGAGATCCTAAACGGTGCGGCAGTAAACGGAGAGAAAGTAGAAATCTCTAATATTGCCGGTGGTATTAAGATTGAAACCAAAGATGCATCGAATCAGGATTCTGTCGATCTTCTCATCGATTTACAGGGCCAGGGTATTCTAAGAATTCAATCCGACGCAGACAGTGCAATTCGCACCGATGATGGTTCGCCGATTACGATCGAACCAGGCACCACAGCAAATGGTCCAGGCGCACTAACACTTAAGGGTGGATCCACAAGTAAAGCTGCAACTAAGGGTGCAAACGTCGAGCTTATTCCGGGAACTGGTCCTGCTGGTATGGGACAAATCGTAGCTCCGGTTGGTTATACCCCAACTGACCCATTATCCCTTATCACAAAGGAATATTTGGATGCCATTATCGCATCGTTGAATCCCTAACTTATAAACCATAAGTAGAAATAAGCCTAGAATTCACGTAAATATTACTGGATTCTAGGCTTATTCATAAGGGGCAAACTATGGCCATTACAGATCGAAATCATGACCGCGGCAAATCAGAAGATTCATGGGTTGGCATTTATTGGCGTCCAGCTGCCGCTATTATATATTTGTTCATTTGTATGTTCGACTTTGTTGCGGTTCCAACATATTTGGGTCTCGGCGGAGAACCACTCAAGGAAATTATTCTTGCAGTAAAAGACTTACCCGCTGATACACAGACTATTGTTTTGAATCACAAGCTATCAAGTTGGGAACCACTAACACTCAAGGGTGGTGGTTTGTTCCACGTTGCATTTGGTGCCATTTTGGGTGCGACGGTATGGTCTCGTGGTCAAGAACGAATCAACGAAATTCGTAGAGGTTGGCCACAGGAATCACAATATGAGGTTCCACCAAGCAATCAATACCAGTATAACCAACCACAGTATCCCGAGTATAATCAACAGATAAATAACAACATACAAAACCCAAACATGCCTCGTGGAGGAGCAATTGACAACCCCGACGAAAACGGTTAATCAATTTTATGTTCGAGTTGACACAGATCGCGAGCTTTCTCGCGATCTGGTCAAGCAATTATACTCGGCCATCAAATCAATCCTTCCCACTGGCTTACCGTCAAGCGTTGCATTGGAAAGTCCATCCGACGGAGTTATTCCAGTTCGCTTGATTCATACGGTTACAACTGCAGGCGCACACCAATATGAGATACCACTAACTAGGCACCTAACGGATAATGAATTTGAATTTCTAGTTGATTCCCTTTTAGTTCCCGACGATTTTACCATAATTAAGAGTGCGGCACCTATACAAGACTGGCGTCAGAAGCCAACTGGCCCAACTCAATTAGCGCCTGATGAATATGAAGTTTTTTGCGACACATTGGCCAAACGCCAACATGCTCGTTGGTGTGAAGAACGTACCGCAAATGGTTGGAGATATGGACCCACGCATAGTGCCGGTGACCGTGTATCTCCGCTATTGCGCCCATGGCACGATCTCCCAGAGCAATATAGGAAAGTCGATCGTGTATTCCCCGAAGAAATCATTAACATTATAGAGGAAATGGGTTTCGTAATTGTACCCAAGACCGAATTAACAAAGTTGACGAAAAAGAAATGAATGTAGCTCAAGTAATAAAAAGACTAAAAATGGCAAAGAAGCCCGACATACAGCGTGAGTTGATTCTGGATGCATGGGAGAACTGCGATACGTTTTTTGTTGGTCTTCAAATGTCTTGCGATAAGGATACAGTTATTCCATTGGAGAAAGTTCCTGAAATTCCACAGGATGATGGTGCCGAATCTGATTTTACATTCAATGACTTCCTTCGCTTGTATGACGAGATTACACAAGTCGGCATGGATCCTGCAAAGGCTCGTGAACTCGTCATCGATGCGGCTATGATTGCTGATGTTGCTGAATGGAACACTTTCTATCGTCGAATATTACTTCGTAAGCTACAAGATGATGTTCCAATGGAACTCATCGTTGAGGTATTACAGGAGTTGACAGGGTTTGAATTCCAGCTATAATGGTCTCTAGCAAAAGGAGATTCATATGGATAGCAAACATTATCAAGAAGTAGTAAGCGCGATTTTAACGGACGAACTGTCGGTTGATACGGACGTTCTCGTTACGCTGCTCGGCGTTGCAAGCGACGCCTACTACAATGCGGGCGAAGATGGCGCATTCGAATATCCATGCATCGATATGCAGACGGGCGAGCTGATCGAAATGGTTGCAGGTGCGACACCATTCGAAGAGTTGATCAGTGATGAAACATACGATGCGTTGGAACGCCAGCTTCGTGCGGTCGATCCAAAAAATGTTTTCCTTATGAAGATTGGTTCAGATGTGCGCGGCGGTAAAGTACCATTGCCGTTCAAGATGGGATCACTGGATCAAGTCTATGATGGTGATTCCGAAAAGTGGGTTTCCCAGTACAAACTTGCTGATGAAGATTTTGTTGTCAGCGATAAGCTCGACGGAACATCAGTTGCATTGATCTATGATCGCAAGGGAAACTTTCTCAGTGCATTCAGCCGTGGCAACGGCATTATGGGCGCAGACATTACGCGCCATGTTTCAAAAATGAAATGCGTTCCAAAGAAGATCAGCAAGGGCCCTCTCAAGCTTCGTGCTGAAGCAATCATCCCAATTTCCAAGTGGGAACAGGTGCGTGATGAAACAGCGAAGGCAACTGGTCGCACATATAAGAATGCGCGCAATTATGTTGCAGGTAAAATGAATGCATCGGAATCCGATCCGATCTTCCTCGAACATATTCACATTGTCATCACAAGCGTTGAAGAACCCGAATTGGGTAAGATTGCTCAGCTGGAACTCTCACGCAAGGAAGGTTTCCTTACCAACTATTACGTCGGCATGAAGGGCGGCGATTTCACCGATCCGGTTCTTACCGACTATCTCAACGATCGTCGTGCAAAATCCGATTATGAACTTGATGGCATTGTATTGGATGTCAACGAGCATGATCTTCGCATAAAGCTTCCGAAAACCACGAGCAGCTTGAATCCAACATATGCTCGCAAGTTCAAGGTCGCAGCCGCTGCAAACTATGCTGAAACGCCAGTTACTGCGGTACTGTGGCGTCTAAGTAAGGCCGGGTACGCAAAGCCACGTATTGAGATTGTTCCGGTTGAACTCTCTGGCGTGACAATCACATACGCAACGGGCTTCAATGCTGCATTCATTCGCGATAACAATATCGGACCAGGTGCGGTTGTTAAGATCACTCGGTCGGGTGATGTTATCCCATATATCACGGGTGTGGTCAAGGGTGCAACGGCACAGATGCCGGATGAAACCGTATTGGGCAAAATGTCCTATACAAAGGGAAATGTCGATCTAGTGCTTGATGATTTGGATTCACATCCAGATGTTCGGTATTATCGTATTCTCGATACTTTCAAAACGCTCGATGTTCCACATTTGCGTCAGGGCGCAGTCGAAAAGCTTATTGAGGCTGGATTCGATTCCGAAGCAAAAATCATCAAAGCAACTGAAGCAGAAATCAAGTCTGTGGTCGGTGACAGCGCAGGTAAAAAGATCTTTGATGGTCTACGTGCAAAGCTCAATCCGGTTGATCTTGCATTGCTTGCTGGTGCGTCTCAGACATTGGGACGTGGTATCGGCGTCCGCAAGGTAACAAAGATTATCAACGCACATGGTTCACTCAACATTACGTTACCCGAGCTATTGCAGGTTGAAGGGTTCAAGAAAACTGCTGAACTGGTGATCAATAATCTACCGAAGCTAAATGCGTTCCTTGATGAAATCGACGGATATTACACGATTGCTGAAAAGGTTGCGGCACCAACCGAAGGTGCGCTAAAAGGAGTGGTTGTTGTTTTCACTGGTGTTCGTGACAAGGATCTCGAAGCGAAGATTCAAGCACAAGCCGGTATTGTTGGTTCAAGTGTAAACAAGGAAACAACACATTTGGTTTGTAAGGATCCAAGTGCAAACTCCAGCAAGCTGGTAAAGGCACGACAGCTTCTTGCAGCAGAAAACATCATAGACCTCAACACGGCACAGGAGCTTTGGGGATAATGTTCGGACTTAATCCAGAACCTAACGCACAACACACGAGTGAGGATTGCTTGTCATTCCTCATTCAAGAAATCGCCAATAATCCAATGGCGATTCGAGCACATGTCAGCACTATCACAGATGCTGAATCTGATCAACTGAATAAAATTCTCTGGCCCGCATTAAGCGTTCCGGATAATTGGTTTCGCGAACGTACTCATCGCCCAAGTGTAAAGGAACTCGAAGTATCGGAGGACGAGGATAATCCCAATCCACTGTCCAACCTGAGTAGGGATTCCGTCATTCGCACTTATGTCAATGATATATGGGATGAACATGGTCGTTATCTCGAAGCGCGTGTAATCAGTTCTTACGGTGATTTGTCTGTGGAATTTGTCGTGAACTGGTAATAGGTTGACATTAAATGGTTCCATGCTAATTTGGGAATACCTGAAACAGCAAAGGAACCATTTAATGTTTACGATCGAAAAGTTGCTTGATATTGCAATCAATTGTGAAGCAATCATCAAAAAGACCGACATTCATGGTTCGGCTGTACTTGATGTGGCAGCAGAACGTGAAGCACGCCGCAAGCTTAATAACGCACTAGTGGTTGCTGCTCACATGGAACGCAATGAAATGAAAGAGCCGGTTGAAAATATTGGGCCATTCGAATCATTCGTCCCTACTCGTGGTACACGAGTTCGACTCAAGCCCGGTGCAATATATCGTTCGATGCATCCGAGCAAGCGTGGTCAGCCACAAATCAACAAACGCGAACGTGAAATCGTTGTCCACACGTATTTCAAAGGCCGTATCGGTGATATGGATTCTCAAAACAATCCAATAATCATAAATGGCGAAGTGAGCTGGGCCGGCACAGGCGGCTATTGGTGTCACACCGACATCAACAATATCGAGAAAATTTAATTCCTATTTTGCAATACATGCTCCCACAAGCTATAATGGGAGCATGTTTACGTCAAAGATAGGTTTCAGTGGTCAGTGGAAAGCTGACCCAACATTAGTACCCTCGCTGCAAAGACAACTTGCGGCACCATATCGGTTCCATAGTACGACCCCACAAGCATTCATGCAACTCACGCCAGTTGCCCAGTACACGAATATGACTAATATGATCGTCAATAATACTCGTGCACTACGGGAGATTATTCGTCTTTTGGGGAAGCAACCCGAAGCAACACGAATGTATCAGATACCCTCTGACATACTTCCGTTGAAGCAGTACAAATTCACAGAATGGATATATTCACATCATTCAATCAATGATATGATCATTAATACTTTGATGGGTATCAGAACTCTTGCACGTCACAATGGTGTGCGATTGTTTATGCAAACTCGTCCATTTACAAATATCAGTTCAGAGGACGAAAATATTGCTGCGGCAGCAATAGCTGATATTGAATCACATGCTCGACTAGCCCATCTAATGGGGTTCAGTGGTTCATGTATTCCTGAAGGTTTCTGTCTGATAACAAACGTAAATGCGCAACAGGACCCACAACTCAAACGTACCGCAAGACGCGCAAATAGTAAGCTGTCGGAACACGCAAGAAACATAATTGTCTTTAAAAACAATTGTATAACCACATCAATTGGTGATCTGTTATCAAAACAATTCACACCAACAATATCTGGCAAATCAGAATTGACTGACTTTCCCCTTGCAATCGACTTACATGCGGTTTGGGTGAAAATGAATGCATTGCTGTATCCGTGGTCCGAAGTACACCAATACGTTTATTCAACTTGGCGCGGCCATAAACCAATATCATTATATTCGCAACCCGATAATACCAACTGGCCCCCATATAGCCCACATACTGTTTTGAATCGTCATTCCATTTATGGCTCATCACAACCTTGCCCATTTTCGGATAAGGATTTGTCCAAACGCTCAAAGTATTTGTGGAATTTAAGACAGAATAAGAGTGTTGCTTTGCATTTGGAATACTCAGATATTCTAGTAGAGGCCAAGGCAAACAACTTAGCTCAAATGCAGTTCTATGATTTTTTAGAGTATAATGGGTTTGTTACGTAAATACAGCATACCCATTTGGAGAACCAAAATGAAAGATAACGATTTTATTATTGAGACAATTCTTGGCGTTGCCAAAGCTGAAATTGCAAAAGCTGTTAAGCGTGGCAAATTAGGTGAAGCCATCAATAAGGTTGATATTGCGCGTGATGTTGCTCGCGATATGGAACTAACCGAGGCCGAAACAAAGGAACTCATTCAGCGTGTTGTTGATACGCCTGCAGCGGAAATGCCGACCCCTGAGGATTTGCAACCCAATGCAAACGTAATTAACTTCAAATCGCCATCCGACGTCGACCAGGCCGCTGGAATGCTCATGTATAAGAACATCCCATGGCGCATCAAGAGTGCCAATCCTGCGTTCATCAGTTTCGACGACCCAACTATACTAGCGGAAGCCCGCGAGGTCCTGAAGCGCCGTTGGGACTTCCTGGAGCATTCTAATCGTACTGTAGCTTGTATTGAGTTTGATAACCTAGATGAGTATAACAAGGTTCTAGAATTTATTCGTAAGTCCAAGTTTACTACGCTGGCCAATGCAACTTCCGATCTATCCGAGGATATCCTGGATGAGATTACAATTAAGGTTGCAAAGGCTGGAAAAGCACCAAAGATTAAAGAATCTGATATTGGTGCAAAGCATAATTCATATGATGCAATTGAGAAGAATTTCTCGCGCCTTGACGATAAAACATTCAATACGAAGATTCCAGCTGATCGTTCAATTAAAGTCCGAAAAAAGTGGAAATAAATTTTGACTATCCCGGTGCTATGATGTTAAGTTACGAACATAGTTACAAAACATTTAGCAAACAGGATATTTGAAATGAACATTACAGGTCTTACGAGCGACGACAAGGCAAAGATCAAGAACGTTGTTGAAGAAGGCATGAAGGTCACTCAGGAAATTGAAGACCTTCGCGGTGGACTCCGTGACACTGTTAAGGCAGTTGCTGAAGAACTCGGTATTAAGCCTTCTGCAATCAACAAGGCGATCCGCGCTGCGTTCAAGAGCGACATTGCTGATACACGCGATGAACTCGACAATATTGAGGAAATCCTCAATGTGGCGGGTAAGCTCTAATAGGAAAAGCGGGTGGGGGTAAAACTCACCCGCTATCTTTTTGATATATGCCGTCTGAATCCCATTACATACTTTTTGACACCGGATATAGTGGAAACGACACTGATCCGCTGATGGAACTCACAACGTTGGGGTTTGAGGTTCTAATGGACATGCACGACCATAGGCAGCTGGCTGGTCATTTTGTCGTTTATTCAGGCACTCATACACGTCGAAAAACACAACGCGCAATTTGGTTTGTAAAATTCGACCATACTGCTGATGCAGTCCTTTACAAACTCATATACTCGACTGAAAAAGAAAAATATGCGTGAGATTCTGATTCAAACATATGGGAATCCGTTTGATCGGTTTTATGAACAAACACATCCGCATGTGGTTGAAGTGCGAAACCTTGATGATCTCCGGAATCTCGAACAATTCTTGAAGTCATGCGGTGGTGTATTTTTGTTTCATCGAGCAACAGGTTGGCAATCTGATGAAGTTATCTACAATTTACGGTTTGCAGATGCATCAAATGCTTTGCTAGCCAAACTGT